GATAATACTCTATCGAAAGGTCCTCCATTATATCAAAGTATTCCTCCTCGGTCAATCCCTTATACAGAACTGCCCCTCTGTGGAGAATTGTATACCTTGTCTCTATCATCAAATAACCCGAGTCTTTTCGTGCCCAACGCGGATGCGAGGATCACACCAAATCTCAAATCCTGCTTCTTTTGCATCAAGACAGAAACTTACATCCTCTCCACACATATCTTGTACTTCTCCAGACTCAAAGACTTGCATCTTTGGTGCAAACCATGGATACTTCATGTCTGCGTGCTCAAAGACTCCGTGCTTAATTAACAACCACCCAAATCCTGCATAGTCAACAGTAAATGGTTTGCGACGCTTGGAGATACTCTCACCGGTTTCATGATTCATTACTCCACCATTGTTGCGGAAATCATCCTCTTCCATCCAGTGTGCAACAGATGTTGTATGACCATCCTCAGTCATATACCAACCACTTGCAATGTCCTGGTCCATCAGAACTAACTGATAGAACTTCTCAGTATTAAACACAATGTCACTATCAATCCATAACTGATAATCATATTTCAACTTACCATCCCAGGGAATCTGATCCGGTCCTCGTAGTACATTTGCCCCAAGGCACTTGCAACGTGCGAAGTTTACCATTGATGAATAATCTTGTGAGATCTGAATGCTTGCTCCCGATTGTACAAGATCAAAACAAAGTTGTACAAAGTTTTTGAGATACGTATAAGATACTCCTCTACCAGGTAGGCAAAATACGATGGATTTGCCTTTTACCATCTCTCTTGCCTTATCATAGTCCCATTCTTCAGAACTCTCAGACGCTTTGGGTGTTTTTGCTTTTACAGTAAATCCTTTAGCCATAATAGTAAGTAACTACATCAATATCATAACACTCTATCTATACAAAGTCAATCACTCAAGATCTCGAATAATAATGCAGTCGTTCTCAACCTCGATGTTTAATTCTACTCCCTCGTACCATTCCTTCTCATCACAAATCCATTGAGGTATTGTAACATAATACTCACCGGTTACTGGGTCGATCTCTATAGTCGTAAAATTTTCCTGCGGATTTTTTTGCATATCTTTGAACCCTGTTGCCATTTTTTATATATGAAAAATTTTTTTTATGAGAGAGAAATAAAGAGGTCGATCTGGGTCGTTTATAGCTTAGGGAAGTTAGGGGGTTTTATATACGGGGGGCATCACGGCGGGCAACACATAAGGGGGCATAATACCCCCTAACTGGTGATTCACGAACGAATGCCCATTTGTATAAACTTGCGTCGGACATCACGTTTAACCTGATTCAGAGAATGACGGCAGGAAGGTGTTGATGCCGTATGAATCTTCACCCCTGTGTGATGCCTCCAAACCAAATGATTTTTCTGTCGTTGTAACTCAAATCCTTCAGATTCCATGTACTTTGTAAGTTCTTTGAGATGTTTCATGGGGAAAGTAAAGAGAAATCAGGAGAGGTCAGGAGAGGGCAAATCGATTTACCCACTGACCGACCGACTGACGAGGGTCTAGAAGACGGAGCATGTCACGACGACGCACGGCATGGGTGCTGTAGTGACCTGACCGCCACTCCACCGTGATGGTGCGACGACGGGGACGGAGACGGAGTTCAGAGACGGCAGAGCTGGGGACATGCTGCCAGATGATGACGGTGTTGAGAGGGTTCTGCATGAGGTACGTTGCTTTGACCCTTCTAAGATACCCGGATACCCCTGCCGGGTCTGTATCAACCGATACCGTTTTGGATATTAGTTTGGAATCGGTTATTGTTGAAGTTAGCAGCACTGAAGAGACGACGATTTACCAACTTATATGTACCGAACTCATTGGAGTAAACATAACCCTCAGAATCGATTCTATCCTGACCGATGTATGCTTCCGGTCCATCATTACGACAGAGAAAGAGTGCATCATCCTTGATAGATTGCACCAGTTTCCAGAATGCAATCAGAGTGTAATCGCAATCGAAAGCATTATCATCAATCGGTGTATTTTCACGGATGCACTTATTCAGTTGCTGCTTAATCTTCTTTGCTTGCTTATCATCCACAAAGTGAACATTTTGTGCCATTACCTTAGCAAACATAATGGGTTCGGAGATGTCATCAAACGACCCGGCACAGGTGATATAGTTGCCAGAGAAGATACGGGCACTGGGTTTCACAAACTTACAGTAAACTGTGTCGGTGATAGTGAACTTCATCGGGTGTGCGATTGCATCTCTTAAGTCACTCTCTGCAGTGTAGAAAGTATGTGGAGCAACGATGATTTCTTCAGTTACGATATCATCGAATTTATAGGTGATTGTGTTGGGAGTGTATTCATCAGACCCACCGAATCCGATAAAATCCCCTTGGAAAATGCCTTCGGTACGTGGTAGATAATCGAAGCATTTGTGGAGAATATCAGCAACGTTGCCAACGTGGTTAGCATCAATGTCCTGATGCGATTCGTTGATCTTAATCTTTACTTTGTTAAAGACAGATTTGGTGCCCACGAAGAAATTTCCAGTCGCAGGATTAGTGCCCCAAACTATAGCGGGGGCACCATCAATCTTTACGGAAAGATAACCCTCAGAGAGGAAAGAATATAGGACAGAAAGATCACCTGTGAGGATGGTATCTTCGGGGTGTTCGATGTGAAGGTTTTTCATAATGTTGTGTTGATAAAGTGAAAACAATTGAGGGGGGATTGAACCCCCAAAGTTGTCATCATGCCAGACGCATTCCGTTAGTGAAAGGAATAGTACGCATTGCCTTTTCAGTCAGGTCGAACATTTGAATGAACCACTCACATTGCTTCTGGAAAATGTACTCTTGCTTGGTTCCGCAAGTGTAACCAAACTCAGAAAGAAGTGCATTCAGACGGGATTTTGTGGTCATTGATTGACGACCACCATCATAAAGTTTGAGGGATACGTCATCAACCTCAGCAATCAGATTGCTGTGCAAATAGACCTTAGAAACCCCATCTTCAGTGATAACGGAAGTGTTATCTTTGCACCAGTTAGTGTTACCTTTGATTGCGGCAATCATCTGGGTTTCGATCTTACGCATGAGAGAGAAGAGAAAGGACTTGGGAGGGTGCTGTCCCCTCCACTTCTCTAAGATACACGGAAACGGGGTCCCGTGCCGGTTTAGTGGACACTTTGACCGACTGTCCACCCGCGGCCGCGATTCTCAATAATAAAAGTACTTGAGAATCGGAACGGTTAGTGTTAACGAAGGAGTTGCATTTTCACAACCTCAGGCACACTATGGTCCTCTCTCACAGTGTGAATGTGAAAGTGGGGATTGTTGCGTTGGCAGTTAGCAATTGCATCCTCTTTAGTGGCAGCAATGTAACCTAACTCACCACGCATAATGTGACCATTAGGACGTTCAAAACGACCGGAGATGATGAACTTAATCTCTTGCATTGTTATCAGTTACCGTTGAGAAAATCGTGGAGTGCTGCCTGATACTCTTCATAAGAAGAATAACGATCACGCATGTTAACGGGAACCTCTTTTTTAGCAGGTCGGTAACACTCTGCCACGGTGTAACCTTTGGATTCGATGTAATCAGTGTAAACGTTGCTCATCAGATAATTGTCAGTTTGAAGTGCGATTGTGCAAGGGTCAGTGTACATCAGTCGATGTAAATGTTTCGGAGGTCATTACGATTGTCGCAGGATTCCCACACAGAGTAGAAAGAATCCCATGCACCTTCGTTATCAACAAAGGAGTCAATTTCCAGCATCTCACATACCCAATCATAGGCACTATCGATGTCGGCATTTGTATCATTCACGAATGCCACCATCTGACCCATAATGTCATCCCAAGTTGCTTGCATTTCGGGGGAGATAGAAAACATGCCGTTTGAATAAGTGAAGAGGAAAGTTGCCATTGCTTGTGTTTCTTTGACCCTTCTACAATACACGATTTTGGGGGTCGTGCTCATTTTGTGTGTAGGTTGCTCAACCGTCCACCCGCGGCCGCGATTCTCAATAATAAAAGTACTTGAGAATCGACACGGTTTATATCAACTAACAGGAAAGTTACGGCAGACAGCATCACACAAAATCTTCACAAGTTCTTCGTCATAATGAACATCAAAGTATTCAAAGTAATTATTGATGATACAATCAATGTCCTCCATAAGTTGTTCACGAGCAGTCAACATTTCCAGATTAGTGTTCATTTTAGAATAGGAGAAAGATGATACGAAAGACATCAATAGTCGGTGTTACCCTTAAGATAATCTTCTACGTCAAACTTATCATCTTTCTCCCATTCTTCTTTATACTCAATCACATCGTAGATCTCACCAGGAGCATCAACAATCTCAGACCAAGTTGCATCAAACATAATCAAATAGCAAAGGGACAGTTAGTGATTACCAAGAGAGAACAATACCCTGACCAGGGTCAGCAATTCTCACATTTTCTTTCTGTTTAACAAACATTTTCTTCCAAGTTGATTGCCCATCAATCTCACCGACGATAAAATCTACGGTGCGGGATGATACTTTCACCCCTGCCAATCCGTTGAGAACGAGTGAGCAACCGACGCAAACTTCAGAGAAAGGAACAATCATTGGGGGGATCCCTTGACGACTTAACTACAATACACGATTTTGGGCACAGTGCTCATTTACTGTGACACTAAAACTATTGGCACATATTGTTGT